CATTGAGCGGCAGATTAAACGCAAGTTCAGCGGGACCGACAATGCAGGTCGCTTTGTTGTGACCTTCAACGATGATGTCAGCAAGGCTCCCACCTTGGAACCGCTCACGCCGAGCGACATGGACAAGCAGTTTGAGATTTTGAACAAAGCCATTCAATCGGAAATCTTTATCAGCCACCGTGTCGTAAACCCCATGCTCTTTGGCGTGAAGACCGAGGGCCAACTGGGTGGACGGCAGGAACTGGTGGAGGCGTACGAACTATTCAAGGCTACCTATGTGAACGACCGAGTGAGAAAGGTGGAGCGGATGATAAACTATTTGGGTTCGTTCAACGGCGTGGAAGGGATGGAACTGATTCCTGTGGAACCGATTACCGAGCAGTTAAGCGAAACCGCAATGATTCAAGCAATGACACCCACCGAACTGCGGGAGAAAGCGGGATTGCCTGCTATTGAGATTAAGACCGAAAGCAGCGTGCAGGATGTCATCACGGCCATTAATAGCCTCTCTCCGCTGGTTGCAAACAAGGTGCTGGAGTCAATGTCACCCAACGAAATCCGTGCGCTTGTATCACTTCCTGCGAAAGCAGAGGGTCAAGGACTGGTGACCCCCGCTGGCACGCCTTCGGATGTCGTCGGACCGAACGCCCAACCCGACGAGCAACCGCAAACCCCCGCCATGATGGGCAACGACAACATCAAGAAACTATCGGGCCGTGAGTACCAAAACCTCATGCGAATCGTCCGCCATTACGCCCAAGAAAAAATCACCTTGGAGATGGCCCGCACGATGTTGTCCGCTGGATTCGGGTTGACCCCCGAAGAAGTGAACACCCTGCTCGGAGTGCAGGAGCAGGCGTTCAGCGAACCCCAATGGGGCGAAGAGGACACCGAGGACTACGGATGGGGCGAGGAGGAGTTCAAGGTCTTGGAGGTGGTCGCAAGCAAGTTTGGGAGTAGCAGCGACGACTATGTTGTCATGCACAGTAAGCCAATGCGGTTTGATGCCGACTTGGACGACCAAGTGCGTCAAGCCTTCGCCGAACTTGGCGAGGAAGAAAAAGAACTTGACGAGAAAATCGAAAAGTACCGCAAAAAGAATCGGGACGCATCCGTGGAAGAAATGGCCAAGGAGTTCGGGGTCAGCAAGGCGAAAGTCGCCAAGCGTGTGGCCTACCTAATCGCAAAAGACCGTTACCCCATCGCAAGAGCCGTGGACCAAATTGCCAAGGAAGGAGCCAAGCCAACGGATGAACCCGTGCTGGAAGTCCGCTACAAATACTCTTGGGCCGCTGGATTCAGCAACAAGGATAAGAAGACCAGCCGTGAGTTTTGCAAAGTCATGCTGGACTTGGCTGACCAAGGCAAGGTGTACACACGGGACGACATCAACGGCATTTCCAACATCATGGGATATAGCGTATGGAACCGCCGTGGTGGATGGTATCACACCGCCAGCGGAGTGAACCGCCCGCAATGCCGCCATGTGTGGGAGCAGCAACTCGTCATCCGTAAGGGCAACAAAATTTCAAAAGCATGAAGGCACTCTTTATCAGCGAACAAACCCTGCTGGACAACTCGGTCATAAACGAGAATGTTTCCTTTACGCAGATACGGCCAACCATCGTGAAGGTTCAAGAGATGCGGATTCAGCCTATCGTTGGGTCTGCCCTGTACTCGGAAATGGTGACCCAAGTGGTAAGCGGTACAACGACTGCGCTCAACACTACGCTCTTGGAGGACTACATCCAACCCGCTATGGTGCAATGGCTTTACTACGAACTCCCGATGGTCTTGGCGTTTAAGTACATGAACAAGGGCATGGTCCGCAGAACGAGCGAGGAATCTTCCCAAATGTCCATGGACGAAATCACCCGCCTCACCGACAAAGTGAAGAACGATGCGGAGTGGTACTCCGAAAGGATTACCCGCTACCTCATGGAGCAGAAGGCCAACTATCCGCTCTTCAACTCCCCGCCATCGGCTTTGGACACCATCTACCCCAACGGCACGAACTACAACACGGGGATGGCCTTGGATGCTCGGACCCTCCGCCGTGGTGCTGGGCTTGACCGCCCATGGCCCTATGACCCCTACTGCAACAACTGCTGAAATCAATGGGAGCGCACTCAAAAAATATTCTGAAATTACAGGCTTATGTCATGGATAAAAATCAAGCAAGCACTCCTTGCGCTTGCAAATGCTCACCCGCAGGTAAACTCCTTCGGGACGGGCGACCCGCTTGCAATCGGAACGGACAACACGATAAACCTGCGAACCCCAAGCCGTGAGCGAATCGTCTATCCTTTGGTATTTGCGGATGTTCAGTCGGCGAGTACGGATTTGGGTAGCCTTAACCTTACTGTGGGTGTCTATTTTTCTGACCGAGTGGAATCCATTGCCACGATGGGTGGCGTGGTTTCGGGAAGCCCGACGCTCGGTTGGCAGGACAACGAAGACGAGGTTTTGAGCGACCAACTGCAAATCGCTCAGGACTTCATATCCTCGCTCACAAACGACCCGACGCAAGAGTGGACGCTAAGTACCAGCGTCAGCCTTACGAGGTTTGTAGAGAGCCGTGACGACCGCACGGCGGGGTGGGTGGCTACCATGTCGTTCCAACTGCCGTATAGCCACAGCATTTGTGAAATTCCTTCATAAGATACATTTACCCTAAATACCCCAAGCAATGCCAACTCCAATCTTACAACAAATGCTCGGACAGGGCGGCACGATGGAATTCGTGGACGCTGCCGTCACGGGCAAGAATTACGACTTTATCGTGGTGAACGCCGCCGCAACCTTTACGACCTTGACGGGTACGGGAGGCGAAAACCTGCTGACCGCTTACGCTTTGAGCGGCAAGTCCGTGTCCGCGGGCATCGTCATCAGCGGAAGGAACGGCGGCAAGATTACGGCGGTAACTCCAAGCGTCGGTTCGGTAATCGGTTACACCTTCCTGTAAGCGATGTTCATCGGCTACGGATACGGCTATCCCCGCTCGCTTATTCTTGGCGGTTCGGGCAACCCTTATTGGGCGGCCTACAATGTCCGTGCGACCGCTGACGGCGCAACCGCTGCCGAAACTGCAAGCAACGACTGCCTGCAAGCCCGATTCATTGACACCTTCCAAGATTACAATTTCTTCGTGTGGACCGATACGGTGTGGGCGGTGTTCAACACCCGCTGCGATGCCGATTCAGCCACCGCCAAAGAAACCCTTTTTGAAAACTGCCTCCAAGTGCGAACCTATAATTTAGATTAAAATGCCCGCAGCACCATCTTTACTCATCGTCCCCTATCGTTCCAAGACGGGGAAACTATACTCCCAAATCCCAACCAGCGGGGCGGGGGACTTCACCGTTACCCGCAACACGACTGCGACGAGGTTCAACTCTGCGGGGTTGATTGAATCCGTTGCATCGGGAATCCCCCGCTTGGACTACTTCACCAGCGGCGGAACGGCGGGGTGTCCCGCGTTGCTCGTGGAGCCTGCGGCGACGAATTTGGCGTTGCAGAGTGAAGCGTTTAATGTCAGCGGAACTTGGGTCGGTTCTTCGGGCGGTACGGGTTTGCTCCCTGTAATAACTGCAAACAATGCTGTTTCGCCTGATGGAAACCAAACTGCTGACAAAATAGATTTATCTCTAAATTCGGGAAATACATTATCAGATATTTCTTGGATATATCAAAATAACACATTAAGCAGCGGTCAAATATATGCGGGTAGCGTTTGGTTAAAGGCTGCAACACAGGCTGATGTTGGGAAAGTTATACAAGTAGGATATGTGAGTTATCAGAGTTATACACTTACGGCTGATTGGGTGAGAATTACTCTAACGCAAACCCCATCAATCACTCAGAATTATTCTTTTGGCTTTAGGCTTCGTGGTGCGCAGGGTACTGCTAATAGTGCATCTCTTTACCTATGGGGCGCACAACTTGAAACAGGCTCGGTGGCCACGTCTTACATCCCCACCACCGCAGGCACGGGAAGCCGAAGCGCAGATGTGGTATCCGTAAGCGGAGCGGTCAGCGGGTCCATCGGGCAGACGGAGGGGACGATTTATGTGGAAGCATATATTAGAAAAATTTCGGATGCTATTGTCGTTGCGATAATGAACACAGGAATTGGTGATGCAATCTATTTGCAAGTACAATCTAATGGTAATTTAAATGCAAAAATCCGCAATTCAGGGTCGACTGTTGACTTAAGTATTGCGGCAGCAAATTGGTCAGAGGGTTATCACAAAGTCGCTATTGCTTACGGAGCAGGCACAGGTAATTCCGCCATTTGCATTGATGGTGGAACTCCTGTTACTGGCACGGTAGTTAATATGCCCGCTTGCAAAACTATGGTTTTGGGTTCAAGACCTGATGCACCTGGTACTCTATCTTTGACCGACCGCATCCGTGCCGTTGCCCTCTACACCACTCGCCTCACCAACGCCGAACTCGCAACGCTGACCACATTGTAATGCCCACCTTCCGCAAGTTCGCCTTCCCCGACGGGGCCACCGCCGAGAAACTTTTGGGGGAATCCCTGCAACCGCTGGACTTCGCTGTGCCGCTCGGACACCTCTGCGCCGCTACCGATGCGGAAGGAAACTGCCTCAAGACCCGCCCCGAATTTGCGGTGGACATACTATTCCACGACACCTGCCCCGAACCCTTGGCCGCATTCGTGGTGTGGCCCGCCCCGTGCGGAGTGCATTCGTTCAGCGGGTGGGAAGAACAATACACCGCAGATTTCCAAGAATTTGCAACACCTTCCAAATAAAAACATTTACAACCATGGGCCTATTTCGCCGTAACCCCGACCAACCAAAACTCCCCCTTATGAAATCAGCCGTCATCGCTCTGCTCCGTCACTTGCTCACCTTCATCGGCGGCACGCTCGTCGCCAAAGGTATCCTTGACACCGCAACCCTCACCGAAATCATTGGTTCGGTATTGACCCTATTATCAGTGGGTTGGATGGCGTTGGATAAATCAAAGGGCGAACCGAGCAAGTAGCCACAGGGTGAACCTTATTGAAACCACTATCATCGGCACCATCAGCGCAATCGTTGGCGGTGCTATTGCTTGGCTAACGAGGGGACGCTTCACGGCCGATAGTTTGCAGGTCAAGCAAGCCCAAGCGGTGCTGGCTATGTGGCAGGCGACTGCCGAAGCACAAAACAAAGAGTTGACTGAATTACGCAATGAGTTGTTAGTTTTGCGTCAACGGATTGAATCATTGGAAAGTACCATCCATTTGCTTGAATCCGAAAACGCAACACTAAAAGCCATGCAATGATTCTGCCACTAACCAAACACCACCGCAACATCCACGACATTACCTGCCAATCGGGGCAGGAGTTTTTACTTATTTCCGACCTGCATTGGGACAACCCCCACTGCGATAGGGGGCTGCTGACCAACCACCTAAAGGAAGCCCAACGGCGCAACGCAGGAGTCATCGTCAACGGTGACTTTTTTTGTTTGATGCAAGGCAAGGGCGACCCAAGACGGAGCAAGGAAGACATCCGTGAAGAACACAACAATGCCCGCTACTTGGACTCCATCGTCAACACCGCCGTGGAATGGTTTGCACCCTACGCCAAGAACCTGTTGCTGGTCGGCTACGGGAACCACGAAACATCCATCATCCACCACCAAGAAACCGATATCCTGCAACGCTTCGCCAGCACCTTGAACTACGCCACAGGGTCAGCGGTTGAGGTCGGTGGCTACGGCGGCACTATAGACATCCGAGTGCTGCACGATGCAATCCGTGGCGTGAACTTCGTAGTGCATTATTTTCATGGGGCAGGGGGGGGAGGCCCCGTCAGCCGTGGAGTAATTCATGACCAACGGTTACTCGCAAGCACCGAAGGCTACGACCTGACTTGGATGGGCCATGTCCATGAACTCTACTACCACCAAAACATGATTCACCGCTATGACCGCTCCACGAAGACGCTCCTTCAGAAACCTATTCACCAACTGCGTACGGCGACTTACAAGGAGGAATGGGACGGGGGCTACATGGGCTTTCACACTGAACGAGGCCGAGGCCCGAAGCCTTTGGGCGGATATTGGATGAAACTTGAAACCAGCAGGAACGCCAGCAAGGACAACAAGGGACCAGAGTTGCAACTCCACGCCACCTTCACTCCTGCGGATAGGTTGTATTGACCTGTACGAAGAAATCGTACGCCTAAAGTAGCGGATTCCGCTACCTTCCGCAAACTATCCCTCCTGCGTATCGTTGGCGGTCAAGTACAGGTAACCGTACTCTTTCTCCGCATTAAACTGCGGGCATTCCTTGGCTACACCTGGGAAGTCCCTGTGTCCGCAAATGCGGGCCTTGGGATACTTCTGCAACCAAGAGAGCAGCACCCCTGCGATGGCTTGCCTCTGCTGGATGGTGCGGTCATCGGAATCTTTCCCGCCGATGTAGGACACATGCAGGCTCGTGGCGTTGTGGCCCTGCACCCCGTTGGTTACCTTGTCGTCGGTAGCCAGAGTCATGATGTTCCCGTTGGATTCAATGATTTTGTGGTAGCCGACCGCCTTCCAGCCAAGCCCCTCCTTCCAATGGCGGCGGATGCTGGCGATGGTAGTGTTCTTCGGGGTAGCCGTGCAATGGACGACGAGGTGGGTGATGTTTCGCATGGTTATTCTTCGGGGTTTAAAAGCGGATAGTAGCAGACGGTATGGTCTTCGTCCTTGGGTAACTGGGAGGCGGACACTTCATGAACCCCAGCCCATTGAGCCTTGGCGGGGTCGTACCCCAGCAACTCGCAAGCCCTGCGGTACTCGCACAGGAGTGCGTGGTTCTGCTCCAAGTCAGCGGGCGATATGGCTATCATCAGCCGCTCCAAGGCATTCGTGAGGGCTTTGGCGGGTCGGGTAGAGTGGTAGGTCATACCGCAAATTTATACGCTTTCGGGTGCATTTATGGCGAAAATTAGGAATTTATACGCTATCGGGTGTAACCTCCTAAAAAAAGATTCATAAAAAAATGACAACAATGGTCGCAAAAGGGTAGAGGCGTTGTAACTTTGTCGGACACTAAACCAATAAGCCATGAGATACTACGAAATTTTTGAATTAGTAAAGGAGCAAGACCCCGTGACGGGGGAAGTTTGTTCGGGGGATGAAGTTTTCCTTGGCAAAAGATTAACCGCAAATGCAGCAATTAGGTACGCCGTTAAAATGGCTGCTAAAATGTACGAGGTTATGGTTCGTGAATACGACCAACGCCTTGAACTGACTGGCCATTGGTATATGAAGGCCGATGAAAACGGCGGTGTTAAAATTAATAAAGTACTCTAAACCCAACCCACTAAACCCCAAACCATGACCCACAAAACCAAAACCAAACTCAAAGCAGCCCTTGCGACGGGCTACATCGTGCTGACCACCTGCCTCGGCCTCGCATTTTTCGGCAGATTCTTTCTCGCAATCATCACCAACTAAACCCCCAAACCATGCACAAATTCAAAACCACCAACATCAAAGGGAAGGACTATGTTGAAGTCAACCAACGCCTCCTGTTCTTCCGCAACGAGCCAACCTATGCGGGTTGGTCCATTGAATCCGACCTCGTTGACCTGCAACCCGACCGCTGCTGCATCAAGGCAATGATTCGGGATGCCGATGGCCGCATCCGAGCCACGGGCCACGCCCATGAGGACCGCACCTCGTCTATGATAAACAAGACATCCTATGTAGAAAACTGCGAAACCTCTGCCTTTGGCCGTGCCTTGGCCGCCCTTGGTATCGGGATTGAAACATCAATCGCATCCGCTAACGAGGTCAGCATGGCCATCGCCAAGCAGGAGAACCTTAACGACCTCAACGACAAACTCGGATTGGTTCCCGCCTACGACGACCTCACCGCCGCAACCCTCAAAGCCGACTTCCTCAAGTTGGTGCAGAAACTCCCCGCCGAGCAACAGGAGCGGTTCATGAAAGACCTGGACCAAATGACCGCCGCCCGATTTGAGAAGGGCATCCAATTCATCCAAAATCAACTCTCTAAAAAATAAGCCATGACCAATCTACTATCCCGCCTTAACGCTGACGCATTCGTTGCATTGATGAA